ATGCCTGAGTGGAAGCCCCGCGTTTGGCACTTTGACCTTGAATGGGACCCAAAGAAGGATTTCACAACCGTCATGGCAGTCACAGATAGTTACAACGAAAGGAATGTAGTTTTCTGTTGGTCAGAAGAATCGGCTAGAGAGCAGACTGAATCTATAGAAAATATCGAAGTCGATAATACAGACGAAGATGGGATTCGACACCACTTCACATACGAGCGATATTTGTATCCAAGTGAGGAATCTATGTACCAAGCATTCTTTGAATATCTGGAAGAATGTAACCCTGATATCTTTGTCGCACATGCGATAATGTGGGCCGACCTTCCCCACATTGTCAGGCGTTTCCCTGAGTTTAGGAGACTAAGTCCACTTGGAAGAGTGCTCAGACCACCTCAAGGGAACCGAGGATATGACTACACAGCACAGCCGATTTGTGGTCGCCTTTGCTTTGATACAGCGGCCCCGCTGAGAAGTGGGACTGGCTTTGAGCGGGTATGGAAAGACAGTGGCCAACCCCAACTCAAGAACCTCAAATTGAACACCATCGCTGAGACACTTGGCTATGGTGGGAAGTTTGAGATGGACGTATTCACAGGGTGGTATGACCGCTTCGATGACTATGTCGCATACTGTATGCAGGACGTACTTCTCCTCAAGAAAATCGATGAGGAAAATCACGTCCTCAACTTCTACTTATCACTCCAACGAATCACAGGCGTTTCGTTCACATCTTGTCATAACGTGACTCGATTTGCGCGGGGCCTCCTGTCGAGACGCACACATTGGAAAGCACCAAGCCGCTCTCAACAAGAGAAGCAAGAGTACGAAGGTGCATTCATTCCACCACCTACGCCCGGACGATACGAAGGCGTAGCGTGTGTAGATTACAAGGGTCTGTACCCTAGTATCATCCTCAGTCACAACCTCTCATGGGAGACACGCGTACCCAAGGGTCGAGCCAACGATGATGATGTACATGAGTTACCTGACGGCACTTGTTGGCAACAGGGTGAGCCGGGACTACTCCCGCGTATTGTTACTGAGATGTTTGACCTTCGTGATATGTACAAGCGGAAGATGAAAGAGTCCAAATCTGAAACTGAGAGAAAGGGATGGAACACCATGCAGTTGGCAGTCAAGCGAGTCATGGCGTCTTTCTACGGCATGACTGCGTCTGCGTACTGGGGATGGTCGGACTTTGACATCGCTAGTGCTATCACAGCCTGTGGTCGTCGTGCTATTAAGTTCCTAATGGAAGAGTCACAAGTACAGGGCTATGAAGCCATCTATGGGCACACTGATTCTGCTTTCGTTAAGGTACCATTCGACGAAGCACCTGCACTCGCCAAACATCTCACTGAAGAGATTCAGCAACGCTATCAAGAACACGCGCTCATCGTTGAGTTTGAGGCATACATGCCCTATTGGTTAGTCGCAGGGAAGAACCTATACTATGGTATCTGCTCTTGGCCACCTGAAGATGAGGGCAAGGTCAAGTCTGCTCGGTTTGGTAAAATCAGCACTCTCGCTCCCATTTCTAAGAACTTAGAAAACGACGTATTGTCAGCCGTTTGCACAGGCGCAGATGAGGATACAGTTATTGATATGGTGCGACCACTATCCAAGCGCATTGCTAAAGGTGATGTCGATATATCAGAAATTACAGGTACCACACGCATCCAGAAGAAACTCACTCAGTATGCCCCTAGCGCAGGCGTACCGGGCGTCAAAGGCGCACGTCACTATAATTCATACATCTGTAAGACTAAGTCTGACCTCATGGATGAGGGAGATAGTGTGAACTGGGTGTATGTTTGTGGTGTACCGGATGGTCAGCCCAAAGCAGATATTGTCGCTTATCGTAAGGAAGAGGACCTAATTGGGTATACACTTGATTACGATACGATGGTTGACAAATTGGTTAAAGCCAAAGTTAAGAGTATATTCAAGGCACTGAATTGGAATCTAGATTTCGCAGCAGGTGCAGCACGACCAAAGAGGTATTGGCATGAGTAGAATAGAAGACGAAGTATGCAAGAAGATACAACAACGCTCAGACGTTGGTAAAGACAAGTATGGTGTCACTATGGAGACAGCCCCACTGACAAAGTTAGAGTGGCTTATCCATGCACAAGAAGAAGCAATGGACCTAGCAGTCTATCTACAGAAACTGATTGAGATGGAGGTAGGAGAATGAAGTGGTTTGACAGATTTAGAAAGAAACCTACAGTAGCGGAGCGCAAGCACTACTGTCAGTGTGGTGGTGTCACGACTCGACAATCGACACTGGATGAGTTCGACCCGAACATCTTTGTACCGAAGACCCAAAGCAAACTCACCGACTTCGACCCGAACATGATACCAGTCAACACGACTGAACGTGTGGGCATGAAGAGCGATAAGCGAAAATATAGGGGGAACATTTGATGAAAGGGGAGTTCAAGATACAAGATAGATTTAATCATCGTATACCAGTTGATACTGATTTTCGTGAGGAAGTAGGTGAGTTCCGAATTGATTTCTTTGGTCGTAGATACCACAAGGAAGACAGGACACCTTGGCAATTAATGATGGGGAGAAATAGACTTATCAATTTAGAGAAGTTTGCAGGTAGTCGAGGGCATAATACCCCAGCCCCTCACCCTACTGCAGTATGCGATGCATGTGGGTTTGACGAGAAATGGGATAAAAGTTACCTCCCTCAACAATTCAACATGACAGTAAAAGCAACGAGAGCACCAAAGTTCAGGAAAGCCAATGCGTTCTACGATTTACGTAATGGGAAAACAATCTGTAACAAGTGCAACTTGACCACCGGCTCTCAGTTTGAATTAGACCCAAATGAATGGTATGCTGATATGGGTGAACATGTGGGGCCAGAGAACTTCCGAAAAGAAAAGCGGAAAGGAAAACAATGGAAGTGGAAATGATGGCTAGAGATTTCAGAATGTATTCCAAGTCCACATACCAGTGGGAACCGGGGCACAAGAAGCACCTACGTATCACCAAGTCAAGTCTGACCAGTGATTTCGATTACTGTCCAAAGTCATACGAATACAAGCGTATACATCGATTACCTGAACCACAGACTGACCCGATGATAAAGGGTACAAATGTTCACGACGCAATTGAACAGTTTTATATCAATGTCATCCCTTACGTTCAGAAAGCATATGACTTACTGAAAACCAACAAAAGGGATGAGGCCATGGAATTATTTCAGAAGGCCCTCCCTGAGCCTGAAGAGCCCTATGTACTAGGCGAGCAAGCATCTATTGATTCAAGGTTAGAAATGGACCTAGACCGATTACTCGGAGATGGAGTTACACGATACTTACCTATCATAAACGAACTGGAACTGCACGCATTTACTGATGAGACCATTGAGTTCAATGGTGAAGACATTACCGTCCCCATACACTATGCAGGTATGATTGACCGAGGCTTCCGTACACCCGAAGGCTCAGTAGCCCTCATGGAATTAAAGACAGGTAAATGGGTGAAAACTCTCAAGGGTGCTGACTGGGTTGACTCTGATTTCAAAGTAAAGTCTATGCGCACAGAGATGGCATTTTACAAGAAATTGCTTCAGTTATGTGACCACGAGTACCAAGACGTAACGCATTGGGGCTGGGTCTATCCATCGGGTGACCAGATAGAGATACCTGCAATGAACAAGTATGGATACGAGCAGAAGTCTGTCAATCGCATTTGGTATGAACCATGCACAGGCCGTCGCCATAATGACTACTCCAAGAAGATTCGTCGCATGGTAGACGCTCTTCTCATCGCTTACTTAACAGAAAACTTTGAAGCCAAACCAAGTCAAGGGAAATGCGCTTGGTGTTCATTCAAGGACATCTGCCCTGCGTGGGAAGGTAGTGATGACCCAGAGGAATATCGAAAAGCATGGGAGGCAGGTGAGGAGGAATGACACCGAGGAAAGAAATTACGCCACGCTTGATAGCACTCATATGTGATTCACTAATGAAACACCTTATGGGTCGCCCTGTCATTGTATCGTTCACCCACCTAGGGCAGAATAAAGACTACACCATCGCTATACAAAAGAGCCTATACGAGTTTGACCCTGAGATGGAATCAGGTCAAATGGGACCGATGCACATCGCACTTAACCGCCGTCTTTTCCAAGATACAGAGGAATTGCTGAGAGTATTAGATGAGATTATTAAAAACCATAGAGTTGATTAAAATGAAAATTGTATTCGATTTCCCAAGAGAAGTCATGGAACTCTCTACCGAGAAAGGTAAAGGGTTCCGTAAACTGGTGTCTGACACCGAGGACTTTGAACGCTACTGGCAGGGTAAAAATGGGGTATCGAATGCATTCACAACCGTCTACGGATATCGTGCTACACAGCAGCCGCATAATCGTCGCGTTGATTTAATGACACCAATTGTACGTCACTTTGTATTAGACTTCGACCCAAAGAACTTCCGTGACCGTAACCGCCCTAATGTTGAGCCAGAGGTTGCATTGGACCAAGCACGTAAACTACACCATTTCTTACTTGATAACGATGTATCCCACGCTGTTTGGTATAGCGGTGGTGGGTTTCATGTATGGGTTCAACTCGATAAAGCCTACATTCCCGGCAGTGGTGCTCACCTATCTGCAATCAAGGAAGCAGGTATGCAAGTGGTTAATGACTGGGTTCGTGACTTAGATTTGTTTTGCTCAGACCCTGCAGTACCATTCGACACCAGTGGGATGATTCGCATTCCTAACTCATATAATGCCAAGCGTGGGTTCTGGTCTATTCCTCTGACATCTACTGACCTAGAGCGGGGCTTAGACCATATCTGGAATAAGGCTGCGCAGTCTCGCAGTGGCATGGTTTCCTACGGCTCTAAGGGGCTTCCACTATCAGTCAAAAAGCCTGAAGAACGAGCACAGATTTTCAACCCCAATTCCACTCCTATCGATTTGCCTACCGTGTCTATGGAAGGCGTTATTATCCTACCGTGCCTAAACGCCGCAGCCTGTCAGCATGGCGGCAATCCTAGCCACGATGCGCGTGTACAACTGGTCAAATATCTAGCCAAGCGTATGCGTAACTTTGTACCATTAGAGCGAATCCGTCAAACAGATATCGACAAGCACTCAGAGACTATTGTCAATTTCATCAAACGACTAGAATGGGCTGACTTTGATGAAGGTATCACTCGTTATCAAGTATCGACACTCATGAACACAGACTATCCACAGACTTGCTCTATGCTATGGAAGAAAGGTATGTGCCTAGGTAAGTGTCGGTACTGGGACAAAACTGGTGCAATCAAAGCGGAGGGAGAATAATGGGTCGTTCAAGGGGTGCTGGTAAGAAGTTGTGCTGGACTAGCCTTAGGCAAGTCATTTCAAAAGAACTCCTTAATTGGGAAGGCCCTCCCTTCTTACACATTCATTCATTCACGCGATATATTGCACCCATGTATTGGGAGCAAGCCATCCATAATGGTCACTATAACTTACATCGTGGGTATAAAGGAGGGAAGTGTACACATCTTATATTGGAAAGGTTACTAGTACCGGCTGCTCGTATTCTAAAGTCACTTGGTTGTAAAAAAGTCATGTACGGTAGGGCACAATCGAGGCAAGATAGATTTGGACACAGATTCTCAAAGGGACAGGCGATGTGGCTTTTACCCAACGCAGAACTTCCACCATCAGCCTTTGCTAAGTTTTCAAATATCATGAACTTAGAGTTGGGTCGGGCTAAACAGAAAAAGGAGAGAGAAAAATGACAAACCATACAATAAGTAGAGCGTGTAGCATGTGCAATGGACCGCTTGGTTCAGGTGCAAACAAAAGGACGAAAACCAGAGGGTTTGGTCTCTGTTATCCATGTATGAAAAAAGGTGCGCCTGACGAATACAGATGCCAAAGTCAAAGTACGAAGGGTACGCGTTGTCGAAAGTGGCGGTCAAGGGATTCAGATTTCTGTTCATATCATGAGGTGAAAGAATAATGCCAACCCCACCACTCGTTATCGATACAAATGAACGCGGACCCCTTTGCGATTCTGTCATTCGTTTGGCTGAGAAACAAGGATTCCCCACGAAACGTGTACATCTACAAGGCATGGGTGATTACAGAGTCGGTGGTTATGGTCACGTTGAATGCAAGAGCCTATCTGACCTATTCCAATCCAGTCATAGTGGCCACCTCATGCGCCAACTAGACAACCTAGATGCTAACTGTGACAGAGTATTCCTTGTCGTGCATGGTGATATCGCCAAGCACGTTGCTATCCACAAGAAACAAGGGCGCAACTTATCCTATTCACGCGTAATGAACGAACTCATTGGTACGTTCGCACGCATTACAGCAGACTTTGACTGCCATATATACAGGGCCAAGGACCACTCAGAGGCGGCTATGTTTATCACCAAACTACACAGTAAGATGCACAAGCCTGCGAGTCGACATGGTGCAAAGGCTGTAAAGCGAGTAAGTACCAATGACGTGAGAGCAGATATGCTACTCGTTATACCGGGCTTTGGTCCCGACCTCGTAGACCGTACACTAGAGAAGTGTGGGTCTATCGAAGAAATGCTATTCCAAGAATCACTGAAACAAGTCAAGGGTATGGGGAAAACTTTGCGGAAACGCTTACTTGACGTGCTAACTTCGGAAGAGCCTGTGAGGATGGAAAAGCAATACAAGAGAGGGAATAAAAATGATGGAACATCGAGCAGATAAATATGAGTGCGTAAATAAATATCCTATTCTAAGAGGATACTTAGAGCACTATAATCAAGTAAGTAGGAACAATGAGATTCCGGGGCTGTTATCGTTCTTCTTCATACAGGGACAAGCCGCTATACCATACGTGCGTATTCCTGTAGGTGGGAGTAACCTTGACCCCCGCGTTAGTATATTTTGGATTCAAGATACACGTACGGGTAAATCGGCTTCTTACCAAGTGATTGAACAACTACTGAAAGCCGCAGGTCTAGACAGCGTTGATTACAATTCAGGTAACGACGCAGCCTTAGTAGGTACGCTCATACCTGACCCTGATGATGAGGATAGACAAAATCCACAAATGATTGTCAGGCCCGGAATATTGGCCGGTCGTAAGGGCCTTAACTTCGACGAAGGTTCAGTACTGCTCAAAGGTGGACAGCACAATGAGAATACAACCCTTTTCCTACAATCTGCACTAAACTCTGCAGGTACTGGGCGTAACGTACTAGTCAAACATATGGCCAGAGATACATTTACCATTAAGTCAGAAGTAAGTTTGTGGATTACCACTTACCCTCCTAAGGGTATCAAGGAACACGTTCTTGAGAAAGGTATTTTCCAACGCGTGTTGACCTATTGGCGACACTGGACGTTGGAAATGAAACGGGCAGTTGCGCATGAATTGGCCACTGCTGTACATAATAAGCCTGAGTACACGGTATCGTTTGATGAGGTTGCTGACTATTTCATTGATTTACAAGAGCGACTCAAAGCAAGGACAATTGAATTAAGCACACTGAGTCCTTTGGAGTTTAACGACATGAACGCAGATGACCAAGAAACAATGGTAATGTCCCTCATGGACAGGATGTTTACTATCGATACTACATACGTACCTGCACTCATAGATGCTATTGATTCATACTATAGTCTAGTTGAAAACATGTCAGTCGACAAACAGGGCGTCTGTGCATCTTTCATCATGGGACTTCAGAATTATACAAATGTACTGGCGCACCATATGGCTATGATTGAAGGCTCTTGGACTGTTAGAGGTGACCACGTTGATATGGCAAAAGAGATTCTCTATGACCTATATCATAACCTAATCCATTGGCTAGAGTCGGAAGTCAAGGTAGGTTCAGGAAATAAAGAAAAGGCACAAATGGAAGGATTTTGGATAGATGCTTACAATCGCTGTGAACGATTCGACTTCGATGACATACGAGGACAAGGCTATGTTAAGAAATCCGAACTACTGAAAGCCTTTTCACAGGTGTCTAATTTTAGTAGCCCAAGTACTATCAATATCAAGTACAACGAATACGGTGCTAAGATGTTCAAAGACACCAGAGAAGGCGTAAGGGTTTACGTCAGATTAAGAGATGATTACCAGAAGAAGTGATAGAGGAGTGCCCTATCGGAAAACAAGGAGAGAGAAGAATGCCTATGTACAAATGCCCTGAATGTAAACAGGATGCTGTGTCAGAACACTATATGCGATGCACCCGTTGTTATCGTCCATTCTTGATAAAGGAACTAAAGGAGGTCAAAAGAAATGCCCGGAATGCTCGCGCTTGATATCGAAACCACCAACTTCTCTCATGAGATTGGAGGATGGGGCAATACCCATATGTTTGAGCCATCAGTAGTTGCTACATGGGATGGAGAACAGGGTACTGTCTATGCTAATGAGAATGTAGAGAAGTTCCTACCAGAGGGCACTGTCATCAAGTCACTACACCCAAAGACACTAGGTGAAGACCTTGCTAAACACGTTGCGGACGGTGGCCTCGTCCTTGGTCATAATCTCAAGGGATTCGATTTACCTGTGCTGAGAGATGGACTAGACTGCTGGACAGCAGGAGACCTCTTATCCAAATCAACTGAACAAATATTCGACACTTCATTCCTACTCAAGTCTATCATCGGCCATGCAGTACCATTGTCTGATGCGTGCTATCACACGCTCAACAAAGGTAAACTCATGAATAGTCACGACGCCCCTATCGAATGGAGAAAGGGAAATTACAGCAAAGTGGCTGAGTATTGTCTCAAAGATGCTGAGTTGGTGTACGAACTGTGGAAGCATGGTGTGGAAGAGGGATTCGTCAAGGCGCGGTCGAGGACCGATGGTGTCATAAAAGAGTTTGAAGTCGACTGGTAATGTCGACTGGCCTACGGCCAGAAGAGAGGGAATTAAATGTCAGATAATGAAGCAATAAGTGCTCAAGTGCACAATATTAGAGCAGCGAAGAAGATTGTCAATACGGTCAAGACCACACTAGGTCCGATGGGTATGGACAAGATGATGGTAGACGGTGGAGGCAACGTGATTGTCACCAATGACGGTGCTACCATCATGCAAGAAATAGACGTGGCCCACCCTGCCGCCAAAATGGTGGTAGAAGCAGCAAACACGCAAGAAAACATGTGCTATGACGGCACAACCAGTACAGTCGTATTGGCAGGGGAATTGCTAGGAAACAGCGAACTCCTGTTCAACAAGGGCCTGCACGCTAATGTCGTCTGTCGTGGATATCGCCAAGCATCTCGATGGGCCACTGAACATATTGATGGAATGAAAGTGTCATCCAAGAAACATCTGAAGCATGTCGCTCAGACTTCAATCACAGGCAAATCGCTGGAATCCTCAATGGACCATGTTAGTCAACTATGTGTGGAAGCCGTAGAGAATGCAGATGGTGAGTTTGAGCGCATCCGTGTCCTTTGTCAGCCCGGAGGAGCACTTGATGACTCAACGTGCTTCTCAGGCGTCGTATTACACAAGGAGTTCGTACTCCCTGCAATGCCACTCAATCCAAACGGCCAAGCCCTACTCATCAATACAGGTATGTCTGCGGACAAGGGTGATGACAATATCCAACTCCAACTTGGCTCAGCAGTTGAGTTACAGCAATACAAACGACAGACTGGAAGAGACAACTGGTTGGAAAAAGCAGAACTAATTGCCTCTAAGTTACCAGATGGTGGAATTGTTTTTGTCCGAGATTCGGCAAATGAAGTCGTATCTTCTGCACTAGCCCGGAAGAATATCAGTGTTGTACACCGTATTCCAGAAAGTGACATGATTGCACTAGGTAAACTACTGAACACCACTAGTGCGCACACGCCTGAAGATTTGCATGAGGCTGTCCCTTGTGATGCAGAGTGCAAGACCATTGGTGACATGAAGTATGTCGTCGTCAAAGGTGAAGGCGAAGTTACTACACTCATCCTACGAGGCGCAACCAAGCAGACGCTTGATGAAACTGAGCGTGGATTTGAGGATGCGCTTGGTGTCGTTTGCCTTGCTTACAACAGTGGTAATGTCGTGCCCGGTGGCGGCGCAGCATATCTCAATGCAGCCCTACACCTACGTGCTAGAGCAGCAGAAGCAGGTGGACGGGAACAGATGGCTATTGATGCCTTCGCAGACGCCCTAGAGTCCATCCCTGCTGCCATTGCGGAGAATGCAGGGCATGACCCACTAGACACTATCCTTGCGCTACGCAACGACCACTCTGCGGGTAAACTCACTGGTCCTGACATTGAGAACGGTGGAACCTGCGATATGGGAGAGGCGAATGTCTGGGAACCGCTGGCACTTGTACGCCAAGCAGTTCAGTCAGCAAGCGAGGTCACCATGAGCATTCTGCGCATCGATGACATCATCGGCATGAGAGCAGAATGACTCAGACGTAGCACGATTTAGAGAATTGACTCACGGTCTTGCTTATACCTAGTAACCCCCTCGCCTGCTTTATGTCGAGCGACATAGAGAGAGAAGAAGAAAGGTCCATAGGACAAATGATAGCAAAAGCATTTGATGAAGTCGGTTATAATTACACTTGTCAGGTTGCGTGGCAAGACGGTTATGAAACTTACGAGTTCGGGTCGTATTACCCTGAACCCGAATACTACCGGAAGTATATATTAGTCAAAAATGTAAGATGCATTGGTATGGATGGGGGGTGTATGCATGGATGAAAGAGTAACAGAAATTACTTATCTAGAGGGCAAGGAAATCAAAGTGGTTAGTGGAACAGTAGTCCCCGTACAAGGAGGCCCTACTGTAAACATGTGGTGCATTGACGACGGTGAAGACCGCTTACTTTGCATCAATGAAAATCGTATCGTTAGTATTCGTTACAACCCACCCAGTTGCTTTATTTTGGATATGGAGGATATAGTTATCCATACTGAGATGGCTAAGGAAATGAGTGACATGCATCTAAAATCAGAATACGATAGCATGAGTTCGTCAGATAATTCTGATATGGGTGGCCCAAGTTACCTATAGGCTCACTTCCTAGCCATTTCCCTGAGAAACAAGGAAAGTCGACCACCTGCTCGCTTACTAACAGGCGATTTCTTTCGCTTGCGTAAACCGACAGGCCCCAGCCCCCCATGCGGTCTCACGTAACTGCAATGGGGGCACTGGTGCATGACCACTGGCTCGCCAGACACATACCGCCCCGAAATTGACAGGGGAATAGATATCCTTCGACAGTTCTCACAATCACGCTTGAACATCTCAATGAGTCTACCCATCAAATCACCGCATGGTGGTCCAATACATGCCAATTAGTGCCATCGAATACAAACTTAGCATATTGGTCTGCTGCTACATTTAGCAGCGTACTGGACCCAGCAGGGGCGTTAATGAAGTTCAGTGCATGAGCACCAGCCGTATGGTATATCTCAATGACATGTCCCGGCGGGAATGTACCAGATGGGGTGAATGTAGTTGTATTACTGGTCGTCGCAATCCACATATTGGGTCCATCAAAGGTACAGGTCTGAGTAGTTGATATGGTCGCTACCTTGACCTCACTTGGCCCCAATCGATGCGTGTAAGTTGCAATCGAGCCACCCATTGTATGAGGGGCTGCGTAGTATAGCATACCATGAGAATCAGGCGTATGGCTCTGCCACAATGCGCCAAAGAAACTGTTGGTAAAATCACCACTCTCAGGGGAAGCATACAGCGCAGCCAAATCAAGGTGAGAATCAACAGCGTTTGCTGAAGTCACGATATTTGTCCCAACAGTACTACCACCCTTAGACACATGTTGCAAATACATAGGGCTAGTACGCACGTATACACGTCTATCGTGTAATACAGGCGTTGCACCCAGAGATGCCGTTACACTACCTGCACCTGCTGTCATGGTGTATCTGAGTACACCTAATACGATATGCTGATGATTGTTCCTAGTGAGGCCCAGTAGAGGGTCTGAAAGGAATGTAGAGGGGATAAGAGGTGTACCAGTACTAGGGGCGGCAGGACTACCCATTTCATATCGAATACGAGTCGTTGTCGTTGAATCAGAGCAGATGTACACAACCACGTAAACTTCACTATTAGCAGAAGGAACTGCAGGTAAATCACCGTTGTAATTGGCTGTACCAGTAGCCCCTATCGTAATCTGTTGAGTTGAACCGGGTCCACCTGCAAACTTGTACAGTACACCGTCAATAACGCACCATCCTCCGTGTATCGTTACGACGCCACTGGCAGCAGTTACAATATAACCGGGTGTTGATGTAGCAATACTATTACGAGAAGATGCACCAACGGTTGCATCTTCAAGTCGCAAGATACCATTTCCATGTGCTGCCTCAATAGGAGCAGTAAGGCTAGGGGAAGATAACCCATCTCCATCGCGCAAGCCTTCAGCACTTGTACCCATACCCGTTGCACTTGTGTGACCAGCCTTTGGATTGCTCATGGGTTCACCTCAACAATGGCAGAGAATTGAATCTCGTTGTTATTCGTCTTGGTGACTGCATCATAAGTGTAACGGAGAAGAGCAGTTGTATCGGTAGCATCACTAGGATTCTTGTATTGGACGACAACTTCTCTAAGGGGCCGAGTAAATGCAGAATCTAGAGCCAGTTTGGCCTCTATAGACAAAGTGTGGTCATCTAACACCCGTACTGTAGGTGTTACTGTTACTGCGGGCTGTGAAGCCCCTACGTCATCTTGACTCGCTAGATTGCCACCAAAGCCGAACACGACTTGGTTAATTCTACTCTTCAATGTGTCAATCATATATCTGGTTCCTTGGTTTAATAATGGCATCATCCTCGCCTCCTACTATCATACGTCCCCTTATTCATTCCAATCTTCAGATGACTGTTAAATGCCTCTTTCATGGTATTGTTGGGGAATAGGAATAACTCTTCATTATCAATTACTGAATGAGGTGATTTGATAGCAATTGTTACATTGGTTGTAGTTCGACTAGCGACCTTCCCCAACTTGTTACCATTACCTTTGTACACCCAATCACCGACAGCGAATGAAGTACTGGCTGCTATTCCATCTGTTGTGAATGAAGTTGTACCAATCGCATATCCGCCACCGTTATTGATGAGAGTGCCCGTAGATTTGAGTTCACGCCGACCATGAATCGTCCCCCTCGGTTTACCAATAACTATACCTTGCTTGCGATTCTTCACTTCTCTTACATTCAATTGCCAAGTAACTTTGATATTAAACCCAAACGAAGTAGAGAACTCTTCAGTAGAAAACTGTCTATTTCTCTCTGAATTATTGTTCAACGAAGAGGAAACATCAGCCTCTTGGAATCGTTGAATAATATCTTCTAAGGAGGATTCTACACTGTTAATTTTGAGTTCAGATTTGCGCTTAGTAAGGTCATGTTGAGTAGAGAGTACGATTTTTCTTTGATTTCCTGTACGAGTATGATATGATACAACATCTCCCGGCTGAATATTTGATACATGGAAGACACCACGTAAAGTTTCTCCCCCAGTTGCTTGCTTAGCCATTGAAAGGAACTTTCGACCAATCGCTCTTGCACTTGCTTTAGTGACTGCGGTAGGTGCATAAATGCCGCCCGGTATCTCATTTACACCCTTTGCCTGAGGTCCTTTATCATCTACTTGGATAGCATTATCATCATTATTGGCGCGTGACTTTCCGCGCACAATTACTCGGTTTGGTGTATTTTCACTGACTTCTGAAACCGACCCCTCAGATACCATTGTTGAAGAAATAATATGCTCTCTTCCATGCTTTTTCTGATGTACATAGTAAATATTCCCAAATGAATCACCTCTGACGTTATAATTGTCATGTCGAGATAAAAACCGAAGTGCGGTAATTGCATCGGTTCCATAGAAATCCTGAGCAACAAAAGTACCACTTGGGTTAGGTGCAATGACTCCATTTAGAGAACTATTCGTACCCTTAGCGACTCTTATCGCAAGGTCAGAAGTACGAAGTCCTACACCAATCTTTTGAGCAATATGTACAGTCCTATTCGTGAATCCAATTTGGGATAAATCTCTCCCTTTTAGATTTTCAATTCGATATCGAGTACCCTTTGTACTTGATTCAATAGAGGAAGGGGCTAACGCTTGGTCCGAATTATCACTTCCAATAAACAAAGGTGGTAATGTACTTGAGGTAGTTACTTTATCTGCATCTGTATAAATTGCACCTGTATATCGATGACCATCACTAGGATTGTGAAGAATACGAATAGTGTCACCTTCTTCTTCTAAAATATACGTACGGTCATGTGTAGGAAGAAAGTCACTTTGAGTAGGTGCAGCGACCTTAAACCCAGTCTGAACCTTAGTGTATTCACCATGGCGTACCGCATTATCCACGAATCGAGGCTTGCGCACACGCTTCATAATCGGCGTCTGGGCCGCATTGAAACGACCAGTTATGAGATTTTTACCCAATGCCATTACTCTCACTCCGTACTGTGGTCTCCTGTGTTATAAGATGTATCGCCCGCACTACCCTTTGGATGTAATGTCTGACTAAATCGAGGCTCTACGCTATAGTCACCTTCTCCATCTCCGGCAGTGCGATTCGCATCTGCTCTAAAATGCTCTAGGGTATTCTCACTGGTTACCATGCGTGCCACAGGATTACGAATATCTGATTTCGTATATCCAGTAACGTCAACACCCTGAATCTTCGGACCCATACTGTCTGGTACAGTGATACTAGAGCCGGGTGTTAGACTGTATACAGGTGCATAAGGAGGAGAACTTGGTGTTCCTGTACGTGCACTTGGTACGTCACTGGTAAATAGACCATATTTACCGCCAGCAGTTGCTCTGTAGAAGTTAGCACCTGCCTGTGGTCCATCAAGTGTGATATAAGGTCTGAACATCTGAGAATGCTTGTAGTCTAGTACTTGTTGCGGACGATACAAGAACTGAATCGTTGAATCAGTCGTATTAGTGGTCTGAACAGTTGGGTCATGATTAGAATCTTGATATGGGTTTGATGAAGAAGAAGCACTGGCCTTACCCCAACCATAATCATCTAAAATACCTGCATAAGCACTCCATTCAATAACATAAGTACCACCGAGGGGCCACATAGCATGTGCATTAGAGTGCTTTACAATACCTGTAACAGGCTGGGCAACAAATGTAAGTGCTGTCATATCCAAATCCTTGAAAGTACGATTACCTACGTTGTAAGCCCCTCTGATATTGGTTCTTTGACCAACTTCTCGGTCTGTATGTAAACTGGCAGCCTCCGTGGACATAACCACATACTCACGCGAAGTTCCGTCGTTTAACTCACCTAATGTATCTACATCTAAGCCCAATCTGAAATCATCTCTAGATACTGGGTCAGCCCCTCTACTATCAGCAGTCACTGTTTCAAAGCCCTCGCCTACTGATGCACTAGAACGAAGTAATCCGTCATCTGCATTGAGGTCTACACGGTCACTAATACCTCGTTCTATCTCTCCGTCCTGCAATGTTAAGTTACTTGGTCGTATTAGGCCCTGTCCAAAGGCTGGTTCGGCTGTACTATGTGATAATACAAGGCCGGTAGCATCATGTGTTTCACTCACAGCCATAAGGAGGCTTTCATTGAATACAGTTGGCCATCGACACCCTCTTCCATCGCCTCTATCGCCTACACGAAGCGCACTGGCTGGGTTAAACCAATCGACGCCACCACCGATATTTCCAGAAGCAGTATTACTAACGTAATTATTACTCCCACTATTTTTATCAGTATAATCACCATGGAATAGATTACCACTACCGGCAGCACTTCCGTCCTTTGGTCGATGTGTGATATTTGTATCAAGATAAGCATCTTCTGGGTCCCATGAAGGTCGAATACCAAATCCTCTTACAGGGAAACGCCTGATATCTTCACCACGCGTATTACCCCACCAGTCGACCATATAATATCGGTGAGCGTTTGCTAATTCTGTAACACCTTGACCTGCATTATCACCCGGATATAAACGACGTACAGTAGATGCATTACGCAAAGTACGTACGGGGCAGCCAAATGGAGCAGTATGCCTTCTTCCATCACTATACCGTACCTTTCGACCGTATTGGTCTTGATTCATTAGTGCACTCACTTGTGTTAATCTCTCTAAAATACCTACATAAAGTGCTGTAACATTGACATCTGATAGTCCATCTGCACCTACGTAATCCCATCCCCCAGTTTTGTTGTCTTGTTGAATTAGTGGGCCATGATAATAGCCTAATAGTGCATTACTATTAGCAACCTCAAGCCAACCGCGAATAAATGGAGCCCAGCGAGGTCGATTAGCCACTTGCTTAAGGCCAAATCTATAGCCAAATCCATCATTTAGAGTATTTGGCTTTGCAGCAGATGCTACACCAGTGCTATCTGTATATGTCGTAACAGTCATTCCGTAAGTCTGACCACCCCAGCCAGATAATGCTTCAGCGTACATTTCTAAACGACTTGTACCGGGTCCACCACGGCTACCATTAGGCCAATATCCAGCAAAATTGTATTTGTCAGAACCTGAAGTAGCACCTTGGTGTTCAAAGTTGACATCTGTATCGATGAGAGCAGCGGTATATGTCATGCCGTCCGGTGAATTAGTCGGTGCAGTACCACCGCCCGGAGGTACGACCCACCGCATCGCTAGGCCGAATGGACCCTTAGACGCTGCATACGAAAAGTCATGATAGTGGATTGTCTCAAAGTGTTCGGGAATGTGGTTGTATGGCGCTTGGTTAACTGGAGTATCTGCAACTCCTCTATCGTCGTAGAATAGGCGAGTCCCGGCACCACCAGTGAAATTAGTTTTCGTCATACCAGCAGTACCACTATCTGTAAGAGTAACAGTCGTATTACCGGCTGCTCCATCTACAGCCTGAGTAACAGTCACAACTGCTCCATCTACCGTGGCAGTAAATCTCGTTCCCGATGGTCCTGATGAAGTGTTAATGATATGCATTAAATTGGTCGCAGTCACATCGTTTGATGTAGTGGCTTCAAATGTGCCATTAACAGAACTTTGGACGCTTTGCGAAAAGTCATAGTTAGTCCCATCAGTGGCAATTAGATTCACCTTATCACCAGAGTTTAATTCAGTGAAGGCTGTAATAGTAATGGTAGCAGTCGCTGCTGCTGTGGCAGAATCATCACTATACCAAGTGAAGGGTCTACCCAAGTTTGGATGCCACATGCATAAATATGCATCAGGAACATGTAGACTATTTGTATCTCGACTACCATTAGATAACTGAGGCATAACTCTTGTCATAATACTGGAATCTGAATCTAAGTAAATGCTATCAGAAGGATACGTATCATAAGGTCGGGTAAGTTTCAGTACTTGTGCAGCAGCCAAGTTTGCCCAAAAGTCAGCATTACCTTCGACACCTTGGAAAATAGTCGAAACGCCTAATGTAGCATAATCAAGAGTACCTGTTCGATTATTGTAAGTTGCAGTAAAGCGAACACCATTCTTTGTATATTCTAATCGCTCACCATAATGTGGTCTAGAAGGGAATAAATCGTTATTATCGACGGTAATAGTCTTACTACCAGAACTAAGTGATAATACAACACAAGTAGGGTTAGTAGAACGATTATTACGATACTCAGCATAGATATCCATGTAAGATGTTGGGTATCCAGCCAATGTCAATTGTGCACCAATGCAGCCATAAGATGCACGACAGAACTCATAGTAATTGTCTGGCTTATGCCATTCAAGGTGTCGCCAACTTGTTGAACTGATTCTAGTAACAGTTAGTGTAGCATTGCCGCCACCACCACTAACTGTTACTATATCACCTAGTCGATAACCAGTACCAGCCGTATGTATTGCTACAGCACTAACTGCACCCGCAGAAACAGTTGTGTTTACTGTTAATCCAGAACCACTTCCCCCAGTTGTTGATACATTTGTATTAGCCGAATAACCAGAACCACCTGTAGTAATACTCAATCCATTTGCCTGAATAATACCTGATGTTAAGCCAGCATTATGCAATATTCCCCACCAAGGTATTGTTAAACTATAACCGGGTGTTGCACTTGTAAACATACCGGGTCTATACGGTAAACTACGACGCGTAAATGGTGCAGAAGCCGTCTCTTGGACACCAAGTGGATTGTATAGTGCTAAAGGTGGTAAGCACGTAAACTGACTACCTACATCAGGTTCAATATCAAGCATAACCTCGTTGATAATAACTTCACAGCCTCTTACGTCAGCCATCATGGCTTCTGCTAGAATTAGAGTATACGAGCCGTTTGTAGCAGTATCCTGTTCAACAGCAATAACTGTGTTAACCTGCTGCCCTGTCAATTCAGTAACTTTTGTACCACTTTCTGAAGGGGCTTTATTCTCAGTAGCATGATTAACGTGGAATCCTGTAAACTGTTGTGCAAATACGTTAGGCTGAATAATAATTTGATAAGCACCTACTTCTAATGGGTCAGGGAAATGGTGATTTAGTGTATATGTCGAACCGGCCTCTAATACGAGACTGTGACCACCCGCTGCATTTGTGGTACCCGGCGTACCAACAGATGCTGCAATTCCATATCCGTCGTACTTGACCTTAGTCTCTGTCAGTAACGTGAATGCACCACCATGAATATCTGATGGACCATAAGTCGCTGTAGGCGTAGAAAACCAAGCAGATGGGTCCTTACCAATACCTTGTGTTAATGTGGTAGCCGTACTCATAAACAGAGCAGCATTATTAGCAATGGTGACAGGTATACCCGGAGAGGCCAAGGTAACGAGGTTAGCCCCGACTGCTTCTACAAACCCTAGTTCAGTCCCTACACTGTCATAGACACGGTCACCAATTGCAAACTTAGTCGTAGCATCTACAGTATCAACTGCTATTTCAGTTGTAGTGACTGCGTAGGTAGTGCTGCCACCACTAGGGTGATTGACCAGCACACCACTTGTTTCATTGGCAGCCCTTGTAGCAGCCTTCAAGCCTAGTAATTCATCAATCATTGGTGTATGGTTAGAACTTCTACAAGCATAATGTAAGTCATAAAGTCGCTGATAGGCAGGATGAGCGTAATGACCGGGCAAAAGTGCCATTGTAGGCGTAACATAATGATGACCCATACGGGGGATTGGCATTGGTGTTAACTTACGAGTGGCCAACTCTGTGTAAAATGCAGCCGGAACAGCATTTCTTTCGGTTGCATCATCAGGTAATGCACCATAAATTGTAAACCAATCTATTTGCTTCATATCTGGGCTTGCACCACTAATTTCAGAATGGTCACGCAATCTCCGAGATGCATAAAAGCGAGTTGTTCCTGCAGGTACGTAATAAGAAGGTACTACCTTTAATCCACTCTTTCCTTCAACAAATGCAGCGAAATCGGGTGAATAAACGACACCTGT